AGACGATATAATGTCGTTAATGGTCGTTCATTTAACCAAACCGGATCAGGAGGTCCGTTTTCGTAGTCAAGTAATCGAAACCATGATTACGGAAGCTTCGAAACTGAGAGTCACTTTTCATCTTTTTAGGCAATGACAGCTGAGCAACAGTTACATGCATTGAAGACGTTAATCAGGTCTGAGCCTTAATCAAAGATCACAGAAGTCAGAGACTGTGTTGGATATGTCTACGGTCCTGGTCAACCAGGAATGAGGAAAGATTTCGCACATGAACGCGCACTTGCTGACTTCTTGACCCAACAGTAACTCAAGTTTCTTAAGCAAACAGGCCGACGCACAGATTTAGACATCGGTCTTGCAGGACTCGACAATTTCAGCACGAAGTGTACAACGCAACCAAATGATAGGATACTTTCTTTGATGGTCAGAGAGATAACTGTACTACAGAAACAACTTCAGAAGTATTCCTTTACTCCCGACCTCACAACTCTACCGACAATGAAGAACATGCATAAGTCAGCAGGTGTCAGCTGGCCAGGAAAACAGAAAGGTGAAGTTCTTGAAGAGGCGTGGTTAGTTTCATGTTATATGAAGAGCTGTTTATTTCGCCGACAGTACTTCTAAAAACCAGCTTGCAAGGTTGCCTTCCGTACGCAACTGTCTCCTATCGAAGATCCGAAAGTACGTTTAGTCTGGATCTATCCATTTGAGACTTTATTATTAGAGTCCTTTTTCTCACAACCGTTAGCCGACCGAATTAAGGATGATCTCAATGGTCCGTTACTCCTAGGCAAAGATCAACTGTCTCGTCTTCGTACAATTCAGATGACACACCTTGACGCCACAGATGGTTTGTTCACAGTCACGCTTGACTGGAAAGGTTTCGATTCAACAGTTCCAGCGTGGCTCATTCGCCTCGCTTTTGAGATCATTTGGAGTTTGTGCATTATTAGTGAAGATGCAGCTCCCTACTACCGTCGCGTCTTCGACTTCATAGTCGATTCTTTCATTAACACAAGATTGATGATGCCAGATGGCACGACGAAGTAGAAAAACAGAGGTATTCCCTCGGGCTCAGGTTTTACGTAGCTCATCGGTTCAATCGTTAACATGCTGGTAACAAGAACGCTTTTTTCGTATTTCGGCATGAAAAGCGATAAGGACCGTTATCTTGGCGATGATTCAATTTCTTTCTTCCCATGTGAACAGTTCAGTAAACTAAATAAATCGAGATTGATAGGCTGTGCGAAGTCCTTTTTCAATATGGTTCTTAATGAGAAGAAGATCGTCATCGCTTAGAGAACAGGCGAAATTAGGTTTCTAGGCTATACGTTTAAAGGTGACGCTCTTTACCGACCAACCAGAGAGTGGTTCTCAAGACTACTTGCTCCAGAGAGAGACATCAAGACACTTGAAAACTCAGCAGCACGTCTGCTTGCTTTCTACAAGTTAGGTGGTTATCAGGACATCACCTTCTGTGAGTACTTCAACTTCTTTGTTCACAGGCACAACTTAAGTCGAATCAAATTCGATCCAGGTCCAGAGATGTTAAAGCAGTTCTACGCACTAGGTATTCACGTCGACGGGCTAGGCGCAATCGTGGAAATGAAGATCATTCCAACTGAGTTTGAAGACTTTTAGATTGTTAAGTGAATTTTGGTGGACCGTTTACG